AAGTTCCATTGTATGTCTGTAGTAAAGAGTTACAGGTGTATCTAATCCTTCTTGATTTCTTGGTGAATGAATATCAACTGCAATTCTTCCATCTGGATATTCTCTTAAAATAAATTCTGTATCACCATCTACATGTTTAGTTAATTTTTCTACGCCTTTTGGTAATCCTCCATATCCTTTTGCTTCATGTTTATAAGATGCTTCCATTATTAAATCTTTTTCTTCAAATGGTTTTCCTTTTGTTTTTATTTTTTCAACGAGATCTGGAAACCAAGAATACATTCCTTCTGCTTTTTCAAATTCTATTTTAGATGCAGCTCTTACTGTTTGAGCAGCTTTTTTAGTTCCTTTTATACCTTTTATTATTTCAGGTGCAGCTGCTGCTCCTGCTAATAGTCCTAAAAATCCCCTTCTAGACACACCTCCCTTTTTAAATCCTTCTCTCATACTATCATCAGGAGATTGAATTTCTGGGATTTCAAATGGAATAACTTTACCTCTTGCTTTTTCTATTGCTTGACTTGGAATATACTCTGAAAGACCTCCTTCTTCTAATATTCTTTCAAAAAGTCTTTGTTGTGTTGTTGGTCCTTGAACTTGTTTAAGTTCTGGTCCAAACATTTCTTCTGTTTTTTTAACTTTAGAAGCGGCCCATGCATTTGCAGCATCAAGAAGATTTTTTTGATCTTCTTCTGTATATTCATCTTTACCTAATTTATCTTGTATATTTTTTATTCTTTCATTTACAGAATTTAAATTTCCAAAGTAAATAGAAGCTTGTTCTTCATCAAGTGGATTTGCTAAGTTTTTTTCTAATAATTTTTTTTCTTCAGTTAATTGTCTTAATTCTGGAACTAACTTAAGATTATTTAAAGCTCTTTGAACAGAATCTTTATTTTTTGTTACTTCTAATAATTCTTCATCTACACTTTTACCCCATCCAAACAATCCCGCTGTTGTAGCTCTTTTAGCTCCTTCTATGTCTCCAGTAGCTAAATAAGGAAGTGCAAATATGGCATCTAAAGCAACATCAGCTAATCCAAATACTTTTCCAACAGCTTTTATTGGAGCAGGTACTTTATTAATTAAATTTTTAACTATCCCTATTTCTTTAGAGTATACTTGATTTATTGTTGCTGGATCTAAACCTGAATTAAATTGATTATTTAATAAGTTAATAGCATTTTTTTCTTCGTTTGTTATTTTAAATAATTCAGGGTTTTGTTTTACATTTGTTTCTAAAGCTTTTATAAATTCATCTGCGGATGTTATTGGTTCAAGAGAAGAAGATACATTTAATTTACCATCAATTTCTTTAATGCTTATATCGGATAAATAATTATTATGTCTTTTATTAAAATTATCTTTAAGCTCATTCATTTTTTTGACAATTTTTGCTTTATCTTCTGGATTACTCGTGGCTTCATATTCCCTAGAAAGTCTTGCTATAGGAGCATCAAAAGTTTTATTTTTAGCAACCGTATTAAATCTTTCTCCAGTTGGATTTAATTTAATATATTCTATTTCATCAGCATATCCTGCATCTATAAGATATTTTGGAACTCTATGATCAAGATTTATATTTTCTACAATTCCAAAAGTTTCTTTTGCTCCATCATAATTTCTATAACTAACCTGACGCAAAGCTTTATTTACTAAATTAAATTGTTCTCTATATTTAGGGTCTACTCTATCTTTTAAAAAATTTATATAATTTGAAACGTTTAATCTTGGGGTTTTTATAAAATTTATATCTTCTAAAATATTTTCACCAAGATCTTTTATTAATAATCTTGTTACTGGTCCTGATAATCTTTTATTAATACCTAACTCAGAAAAAGTTTTGCTATTTTCAAATCTTTTTCTTAAATCATATTTTTGACCTTCTGTTATTTTTGTTTTTGGTAAAATATCATTTAATTCATTAAGTACTTTATCTCTAACTGTTGGGTTAAAATTATATAAAGAAGCTTGAAATAAATTTTTCATTTCTGGTGCTCCGTAAGCAAAAGAAGGACCTCCATGTGCTTGATAAACTTTTTGTTTTCCTTCATAAAATAATGGATTTAATTTTGGCATTCCATAAGAAGTAGTTAAAGTTTGTTTTAAGAAAGGGTGATCTTTACCAAGTACTCTTTTAAAACCTTTTTTAAGATCTTCAACATTGTCATAATTTTTAGAATTTTTTATTAACCAATCTTCCCCTTGATCAATCATTTTATTTCTTTGAGTTGTATTACCAATTTTTGTTTGACCAGCTATTGTTGGTTTTAAATCCAGTTCAATAAAGTTTTCTCTTTCATCTATTAAATCTAAAACATCTTCTGCTTTTAACCCTGTTTTATCTACAATGTCTTGGACAAATGTTGGGCCTTTACTTTTATGATTAAAAAAAGAAACATCCCCTTCTGAAAGCATTCCATTTTTATTAAATTCACTTTTAGAAGTTAAATAACTAACATCATCTTTAGCGTAAGATTTTAAAAAAGCATCTGCAATATTATTTATACCTTTATCTAATGATGGTCTAATGTAATTAGGGTTTTTTAATTTTTTACTAATTGCTTTTTTAGCTTTTGCATAATTTTTATCAGATGTTCCAACTCCAATATTTGGATATTTTTCAAAATCAAAATTAACATCAGGATAAGTTTCTTTAACCCAGTTTTGAACATCTCCACCTGTTTTAAATCCAACTCTACCTCCATCAGCAAACTCCTGCACAGCTCCTAGCTGCTCGATGCTAGCAACTTGAGGCTGTTCCCAAGAGAAAGGTTCTTCATCTAGAGTTCGTTTTGTGTCTAAATAAAAAGTTCTTGTTAGATTTTTATTTGTACGCATACGGTATCTTTCCGCTTCTTTATATGAACCGATACTCATTTAAAATCCCATTAAGTAATTTAGTCCACCACTTGCATTTGGTTTTCTATTTATAACTTCAAATTCATCTAATTGATTTAATTCATCAGCTGTTTTTTTAATAATTCCTCTATTATAATCCATTACATAATCATAAGCTTGACGATATAAATCCATTTGTTCTTTATTGGAAAGACTATACTGATCTTCTAAACCAAGTTTCATTTGAGCATAAGAATCTACAATTTGATCTGCTGCAATTTTTGGATCATCATAATTTGGAAATATATTATTAGCAGCTCTAATTATATCTTGATCATATTTTTGTGCAGTTGTAATAGGATTAGTAGGTATTGTAACTTCTCCTGTTTTAGGATTAACAGTTTCCATAGATTTTTTACCTTTAAGTTTTTTATTTGCATTTTTAATTATATCTAAAATTTTTTTACCTCTTCCACCACTTGCAAATTTTGTTCTAATAATTCCACCTTCAGCAAATTCTTCTGGTGGTTTCTTTTTAAATGGAATAACTATTCCTTCTGGTTTTAATTCTTCTACTTCTGGTTTGGAAGATATACCTCTAGATTCTAATAAATCTGCAATCTCTTTATTTCGTTTATTTAATTTTTGAAATTCATCATAAGTTATTAAAGTCCCGCCTTCTTCGTCAGGTACACGAAGTCTATCTTGGTTTGCATTATATTCATCAATTAAATCATCAATGCTTTTTCTTTTATCTATCTCTAATTTAATATTTGTAACATCTGCTGGTTTCTCTTGTTTTCGTGTCATAATATTTCTTATTTTATCCATGAATGATTCTTTCTTTTCAGGCATAGTTAAAATTTTATTTGGTTCTGGTTTATTAATTCCAAATTCTTGTTCCGCTTTTTTAGCTTCTTCAATAGTTGTAGTTTCAGGTAAAGTACTTGTACGTGGTTCAAATTTAAATTTTGTTTTTGCATATCTTGCGGCTTCATCTGCTCCTGTCATTTGAGCAAACATATCTGTTAAACTATCTAATTGTTCTAATGCATTCTCACCATAAATTTTTCTAAAATCTTCAATTGGATCTTTTGCAATTCCTAATTGTTCAAGAGTCATTCCTTTAATCTTTCCAGATTTAATATCATCAAACAAAATATTTCTTGCGGTTGCTCTAGTTAGTCCTCTTCTATATTCTGATTGCATAGCTCTTTGAGATTTTGCATAATCTTGCAGAATCTCATTGATATTAATTTCTGGTTTAGTCTCTTCTAATTTTTTACCAGCTTGTTCTAATTGTTTACTAGCTTTCTCTAATCCACCAGCTATTGATGTTGGTCTAAAAGATTCTAAACCTTTGACAGGGGCTTTAGTTGTAATATCTAAAACATTAGTTGGATTAAGTAACTTGTCTAAATAATTTAAATTATTAATAAGATTATTTATTTCAACATCGTTTAATTGTTTTTGAAAAAATAAAGGAGCAACATCTTCAATTTCATTTTGAACTGTATTAATTCCAATCTTTCCTCCTTCAACATCTTCTAAAAGATAATCTCTATTTAATGGTTTGGATAAAATTGGTTTTTTAATAGGAACTACTTTCTTGTCGCCTGCTCCTATAATCTTGCCTGGCTTAACACCAAACTTTTCAAATAGTTTTAAGAGTTCTATAATTTTGTCAGCCATTAATAATAATTCCTTTTACGTCTATTCAAGGCTTCATCTTTATAATCCTCAGGATGATCTATAAAGCCACCTTGTCTAAATCTCATTACAGCTTGTGTCATAGAGTCTACTAAATCGTCATAGTCCCCATAAGGAAAAGCTGCACATTCCTCAATAACCTCTTGTGCAAAATCTTTATGAGTTGGAGCCCATATTTGTCCAGACTCAAATAGAGGTGCGACAGCATTTACTCTACTATGCTTATCGTTACCTTTTGAAGGTGTGTAGTTTATAACAGGGATACCCATTTTACGCAATTCATAAGTTAATGGAAGTCCTGAAGCTTTTGCTTCTACTAATACAGTTTCTGGTTGCCAATACTGATATTGTTGATATGCTACTCTACGAAGCTCAGGAAATTCAAATCTATCTTTAATAGCATCTAACAAAATAAGTTGTGGTCCTGAGTCTTCATTACTGTGAAATACTCCCCAAGTTGTTATTGCTGAATAATCGGCGGATGTCTTTTTCATAAATGCAGTATCATAAGATTGTATAACATGCTCTAACGGCGGAATATAATCTTTCTCCCATTTCCTCCACCATTCCCTTTTTATAATTGCACCTTCTTCTGAAGTTGGGTTTTGCATCCATTGTGCATTCCACTTTTGAATTGATAGTGATGCTTTAACTCCTTCTAATTCTTCTAACTTCCAATACTCTGGCCAAACAGGTTTACCACTTGGAAGTATTGCCGGAAATTCAATCAACTCCCATTTATCTGATTTCACATTTCCAGTATCTCGTAGCAAGGCACCCGTTAGATCTTTTGTATTCCATCTTGTCATAACAAGAACAATAGCACCGCCTGGTTGTAAACGCTGACGAGGACCTGATGTATACCATTCATAAGCACGTTCTAATGCTTCAACATTTAAAGCATCTTGTTCAGAATGCGGATCGTCAATGATTAATAAATCGGCACCTCTACCTGTAATAGCTGAACCAACACCGGCAGCGTAATACTCACCACCTTGTTCTGTTTCCCATTTACCAGCAGCTTGTGAATCTTCTCTAAGTCGAGTTGGAAATATTTCTTTATACTCAGGCATATCCATTAATGTCTTTGCCTTACGGCCGAATCTTACAGCAAGTTCTGTAGTGTGAGTTGATTGAATAATTTTTAATTTAGGACGACGCCCTATCATCCAAGCTGGTAACAAGAACGAAGAGAACTCAGACTTTGTATGCCTTGGTGGCATATTAATAATTAATCTTTTAATCTTACCTTCTGCAATGTCATTAAATTTTTCTGCAATTTTTTTATGATGTTTACCTTCTATAAATTCTGGCCAAACTCTTTTAACAAAAGACATAAAATCAGTTTGTGCTTTTTCTATGCTACGTTTTTGTGAAGCTAAGGTTGCAGCTTCAATAAATTCTTTTTGAATATCAGGTGGTAATAAATTTAATTTCTCTAAAGTCAGTTTCATAAAAATTTTCCGCAAAATTTTTTAGGATTAATTTTGGAACCTTCAAAGTATTTACAGCTTATATATGTCTAAATCAAGGTCTAAAGTCGCCAGCCGAGGGACCCCTTTTAAAAAAGGTGTATCGACTTATTATAAAGATTTAATAGTTTGGAAAGGGTTTGGGACCTCTCTCTATTGTTTATAAAGAGAAGCGCCGAGCCACCCGATGCAGGCGGCTCGAGGCTAGCAACTAGACTCAGTCTAGTAGTGTCATATATTGTTTAGGAAAGTATTGTCTGAACCAATCCAGACCTTGTTGCATTGTTTCATAATCATCGAACTGTTCAGCGCCCATAATCAGATCATAGACTGCAACAGCAAACCAAGGCAGGCTTGCCTTCTCGCCGCTGAATCTATTCGCAACATCTATTGTTTGATCCTTATCTAATTCTAGATCAAGATCAAATGGGATACGATATTCTTTGCCTTCGTAGTTTATTACATGTAGTGGCTTTGTCATATTATTCCTTTCCTAGTATTGTTTTTAAGAAATCATAATAACCTTTTTTAACTAAATAGTCATATGCTTTCTTTTTAGTTTTTGGTAGCGACGCATCTTTAATACAATGCGCGATACTATTACGCAGACTGCCCCCAACTAATATTCCTGGATTACAAACTTTGTAACCTTTTTCCACCTCTCTTTTTAAAGATAACAAAAGCATTTCTAATTGAAATGACATTCCACTATCCATAATTTGATGAGCGATTTTATTTTGTTGTCCCATATTATACCTTTCTGTTTGTTATGTTGTTACAGTATCATCAATCGTCGGCTCACTCAAGAACTTTATAGTTGTACGAGTGTAATTTATTCCTTGCCAATTTTGATGTGTTGTTTCAACTATATCTATTGGACTTTCTTGTGGTTTAGTTTTAAGTCCAACAAAACTTATTAACTGTACCATATGAACATCCAACCAATCATTCATACATCTCTCATCGCAAAAGAAATATTCCCAATTCTTTAACCACTCGTGTTTTTTCTGTAGAACATTATCATATCTTGCAGTACGAGTTCGCAGCACTTTTGCGCCTTTTGGTCCTCTCACTCGTGACTGCGTTTCGTATGTATGACACTTTGGTCCCTGACAAATATGTTTAGCCATTTTAGTTATCCTTTCTTTCTACTAAAACTATATCGCCTGTCGCAGTAGTATATCTTTCTGCGTCTAGGTCATAAAAAGTAAAAAGTTTTTCTATGTTGTGTTTGCAATATTTCTCAACTGATTTCTCAGTCCATAGTCCAGCACGAGTAATGTACTTTCCATATTTCTTAGCAAAGAAAGTCACATTGAATTTAGTTCCTTGTTTTAAGTTAAACATATTATACCTTTCTGATTTATTTATATAGGGGATATTACTACAATATCCCCTATGTTGTCAAACGATTAATTTACTGCAACTGCAGATTGTCTTGCCTTTCTAAACTGTGCAATCACAGCTTTATTATCTTGTTTAGTTCTTCTTGATTTAATTAAACTAGCCAAGTTTTCTGGTTGATAAATAGTTAATGAAACCCCAGCAGTTCTTTGCAATTCATTTTCATTAATATCTAAACCCAAAGCACCACACAAATCGATTGCGTCCTTAACATACTTATAATCTTTAAGTGCGTTAGTTATATCTCGCATATCTTTATGAATTGCTTCAGCCCAAGCATAATGAGATTGAACAAAACTTTCTCTTGCAAGTTTAAACATTTTCATTTGATTAAACTCATCTTGAGTACAAGGGATAGTTCTTGAACGACAATAACTTGTACCAATTACATCAAGGGAATATTTATTATCCCATTCTGATTTGATACTCTTGTCATCATCATAATTGAAACCAATAAATTTTTTAATTTTATCAATTTCTTGCGTCCAATATGGATTACTAGATTTGTCATCAAATCTTTGAGTGATATTGATTTCTGGATTTAGTCCACTATCTTTTAATTGATTACGATAGTAAGCAATTCCAAAATCATAATCATTAAATCGTCCACTTAAACTTGCGTCCAATTTAAAATTAAAATGTTCACTATTGCTATCTCCAGCTTCACTATCAGTTCCAATTACATTTGCAAAATAAAAGCAACTGTCTTTGGCAACAACATCACAAGCCCTACCATATTTCTTTTTAAATGCTTGTAGTGTTGCAACATCATTTTTAGGATATGCTCTCTCTACAATGTTAGTAGCAGTTTTAAATGCTCTATCATATGCAACGACTACATCTCCTTTAGCTGATTTAAAGTTTTCAAGTTCAGTAGTTTTCTCATTTTCAAAATGAGATAAAATCATACCACCGATTTTTTTTCTTATATCAGCATTTAGTCTTGTCTTGTTTGTTTGTGTCATATTATACCTTTATGTTTGTTTAGAATTATTTTTTACTATGACTTGACATTACTGTCAATAGGATTATATAGGATATAGTTCTTATGAATTGTTTTTTTAAATAACAAACGCGTTATTACTAAAACGAAACAGCAAATTTAATCTTTCCGGAGATTAAGAACGATGGTTTAAGAACAACCCCTGGGAAACACGGTCTTGTAAATTGGCTAGCCATTCCCGGGGGACCAAGCTTCTTGTTTTTGTTGCAAGCTACAAGCAGCAAGCAACAAGTGCTTGACACGTAATTAATAGTAGGATAATATAGGATATATAAACAATGAAAGGTATAATATGGACAAAATAGCAATAGAGTTAGCACGGTTAAATAAAACGATGGCTGAGATATTACATCTCATCCAGAAAGAAATGAAGCGCGGTGAAGAACTAGCTAAGAAATACGATAAGGAGCGTAATGAATAAACTTAAAAAATTAGGCTTTAAGAAGGTCCCTGGCACTGAGCCAGGGTTCCACATGTATGAATTAACGCCGGCCAAGCTGCAGCAATTCGATGAAAACTTTAAGCCACAAGCTGCAAGCCACAAGCCACAAGCAGCAAGCTGCGACAATTTGTCGCATTTACATAAAAAGAAATCAAGATAACACAGACATATGAAAGTAACAGAATTAGATAATATTACAGGGTCACTATCAAAGCCTTCTAAGATGCCTGGTTACGCTTACGGTCTACCTGCTAAAGAATGCAAAACAGGTAAGAAGCTTCAGGAGGTGAAGGGTTCAACTTGTTACAATTGCTACGCTATGAAGGGTTGTTATGTATTCAAAGTAGTACAGGCTGCCCAATACAAGCGACTGGAGGCAACACGTAAACCGCTCTGGGTCAAAGCAATGGCTGCCCAAATACTACGTCACAAGTCAAAATTCTTTAGATGGCACGATTCTGGAGATATCCAATCATTAAAACATTTAGCTAAAATATTTGCTGTAGCACGCCTTACGCCGGATGTTAATCACTGGTTACCTACACGGGAAGCCTGGGTTAAGCCGTACCTGTCACGAGCTCCTAAGAATTTAGTAATTCGTTTTAGCATGCCGATGGTTGATCAGCCAGCAGCTGAATCATGGTCCCATACGTCAACAGTCGTATCCGGTCCTGGTCGCACGTGTCCAGCTCCTGATCAAAACAATGCTTGCGGCGAGTGCCGGGCGTGCTGGGATCCTAATGTTAAAAATGTTGCCTACGGTAAACACTAGTGCGGCTATTATACCTGGCCGCGCTACTGCCGAATCCTTTCTCTAGCTTCAAGCAACAAGCTACAAGCCGCAAGCGTCAAGCTACAAGCTGCTTGACATTTGATAAATATAGGAATATATAGGATGTATAACCAACAAAGGAGAAAATATGAAAGTAACAGCACACGTAGAATGGCGCAAGCTCGGAGAACCTATCCAGGGTCTGGAAGAGGTGATCCTGAACGCGCTTCGAGAAGCAGGATACACAACCGGGCATATCTTTGTCCAGGGAGACCCGCTGGAAGACAAATCGAAGGTCCCATTCAGCGACCTGGAGCGTCTGCCTCACGAAATGGTAGCTCACATGAGCAACCACAAAAACATGCAGCCTGTAGATCCAGAAACAACTCAGTGGAAATCATAACATTGCGGGCCCCTTCCTGGGGCCTAGCCACCAGCCACCCATCTCAAGCGTCAAGCTTCAAGCGACAAGCTGCAAGCCGCAAGCTTCAAGCGACAAGCATCAAGCTACAAGCGTCTAAGATAATTGTAGATAAGATCTAGTCCCGAGCGCAAAGGTTCAAGCCGCAAGCCTTCAGATGCAAGGAGCAAGCAGCGAGAGCCTTCATAAAGTTTTTCATCTTTGTACAAGTCAGAAGAAACTAGGATAAAAGTATTGTGCGGATGCTTCACGTGAAAGCTAATTTGGTGAGGGGAAAACTTAATAGAATTACCTTTTGCAACCTTAAGCTCAACAGTAAAAAAGGTATGCTTTTTATTATATGCCAATAGATCTGGAGTTCCAAAACCGCTTAGATTTTCTAGTCTTGTGAAAGATATTTCAGGCATAAATTTTTTAACTTTATGCCAAAGTTTTGTTTCAGGTTTCAAGGTAGTTAGACCCTCTTCATAACCTTACCCATAGTCCATTTTTCCTTATCAATTGTAATGACTAATCTATGAGATTCACGGTTACCAATAATTTTATTTTCCATTAATTGTATACCAACAACATCATATAATTCTCCGTTTGGTAAACAAACTTGAACACGTGCGTTCTGTGATACCTCTGAATTTTTCAGAAATTTATCTAATGCCTGTCTTAATAACTTTCCTTTTAACATAGTATTTTAATGGGGCCCAGTATCTGAAGGCATGATCAAACATCTTCTCGTAAGCCGACCCCACTTGATTTATAACTAAAATTACCTTAAATGTCTAGTATGACACAACCAAAAAGATTAACAGAAATGCAAATGAAATTTGCATATGAACTGGTTACAAACGAAGGAAGAAAGACTGGAGCTGAATGTGCTATTGCTGCAGGATATTCTCCTGAAGCTGCAATTGTATATGCAAGCAAATTACAAAATCCAAAAACATATCCATTAGTAGTACAATACATTGGACAATTAAGATCGGAGTATCAAAAAAAATATGACGTTACATTTGAAAGACACATCTCAGAACTCGCAAAACTTAGAGACAACGCAAGAGAATCAAAAGCATGGTCTGCTGCAGTCAATGCTGAAGTTGCTAG